TTTTTGGTCAATTGTTCTAAATACAAAACTACTACCAGTGATATTGACTGGTTTTTCTTCTTGGTTGATAAACTCAAATAAGAGTACATTATCAACCCCTTTGTTAATTGTTAGTCGTTTTGCGTACACGGGATCATACCTATAAGTGAAAGTTTCACCGGCACCAGTATCTATCAGTAATACTCGTGTAATCTGTTGATAAATGTAGGCTTGGGTTGAGTACATACTGGTATTTATCGATTAAACCAATCCGGATTATTTGATTATAAATATCCTGGACATTATGACCAATGATATCTTCGCTAAACTAGCAGAAAAATACCCGTTTATAACGCTGTGTGTCTACGCCACTCAAGAATATATGGGCATTGTACAAAATCAAGATGATATTATTACTACTATCTACGACTTTGGCGGCATACAAGATTTAGAAGAAAAAAAGAAATTTTTAGAATTGGCCAATATTTGGTGGTGGGAAAGCAATCGTAGTATACCCATAAACATATTCCTTAAAGCTGAATGGGACCCTTTTAAAATGTATCTACGTACATTTGTTAACAAAGACCTAGTAGTCTTACACGGGCCTATATGCAGCCTAAGCGAGATGAGCCGTAAAAAATCCAAACGCAAAAGTATTACTTTAGTCAGACGAATTGAGTAAATTCATGTGCAACGAAACCAGCATTGCATAACTAATCGCGTGAGATTTTTTAAATACGAAGCCTTTACTATCATCCCCGTCCCATACACTAGCAAATACCTCAGCCCAAGGCTTGTTTTGTAAGTGAGCTTTGCCTGGACGAATGATACTAATAAGTGCGGCGAGACGAGGAATACTATCTGGTTTCATCTCGGTTAATAGAGAAAAATAATTCCCCACGTGAACCAATTGTTTTGCCCAGTCTACATCCGTCCACAATTTTTCCCATGACGGAGCTTGGTTGAGAATTTTTTGATAATGATCTGGGTTTTTAATCAACTGGTATACACTCATATTAAGCAAGTCTATCTTAAAATAGCCTCGCTGTTCGGCTTCTTCGTAATCAATAGCTGCACACTCATTGATAGGATCATACGGAATGTCTGTAATATACACGCCCGAGTTGTGACGTCTTACCTGGCCTTGGTGTTGTTGCCGTGCCGGAGTTGCTTGAATTAAATTAAGCAATATATTCCTATCTGCTAAATCAAGATCAATATCTGCCGACATTACCATCCACCCTTGTTTAAAATATCTTTAGCGTACTCTTGGTCAGCTGGATAATCTTTAAATTTTCGAGTCCAAAAATCTGCATCAATGTACGGCCATATCATGGCAATCTGTGTTTGATCTAGCTCGCTTAAAAACTTTTGTCCTGACTCACAGTTATAAATGATCCAGGCACTGATACGACCTACGCTGACTGCATACGCCATGGCATTGGTGTTGCCATATCGTAAACAATCCTCAGCAGGATGACCTGATTTTTCTGCCCAGTCAATACCAAACTCCATGGCACGAGCTAGTGCATCATTGACATTCTCTATTCGTAAATATTCTTGTAAGTATTCTGTATAAACACTATCTTTGGCCCAGTGGTCTAATTTTTTATTTTGTTTCAGCACCCACTCCACAAATCTTGCTGGATTAATCGCCTTAATGTCCACACAATATCGACCAAACTTAACAAAAGCTCGATAGTACGGACTATCGGCAAAATGATCAAATGTTTTTAACTTGGCACTACCTTGCGTTAGTTCATAAAATTTAATATATGCTTGGAATCCTAGGCGCACACCTGCTTCATCTTTTTCCATGCGGCGGCGTCTTGGTTCGCACGAATGCACAGCAAGACTTGCTTCTTTAATAAAGTCTTTCTTACAGTACTGACAAGTGTACTTCATGCCTGTATAATTGGTTCCTTGATTTGTTTAAAGTGTTTTTCTAATTTGTGTTGCCGAATATACGCAAATCTATCGGCATTCATATAGGTAGTCATAAACAATGGCAGTAATAGTGCCACCTCATACGGCGGAATAGTTTTGGCTGGCTTGTACTCATACCTAATGCCATCCGTGTCTACAAACTCTACTCCAGTAAATGGTGGTACTTTATATTCTTCTAATTTTTTAAATGGCCAAATCATTTTTTTACGTCCTGGCCTAATTTTTTTAAATATTCTTCTACATCTTTTTTGGTGTTTATCTTGGCCATTAAATCTAATTCATCATCTTTAAGATGTGGATATATTTCTGCCAACTGTTTTCGATGAGCGCTGGCTCCAGCTTCTTTCTTCTTAGGGGCAATCCATTGATGTCTTTTTACACCATCATCTGGACTAACAACTGTGGCACATAACCATTGTAACTTAGGATGCCGATTAATGGCAAAAAAGTGTTTATTAAAATTTTCGTTGCAACTCTGCAAATAATATTGTTGTATGGCTTGATCTCTGGCAGAACTACCAACTTGTACACTACTACCCCAACGAATCATAAGAAAATTTGAAAACTTTTTACGTTCTTCATCGGTAAGGCCTGCATAAAACTCACGATCCTTACGATCAAAACACATCATTTCATTTTGAATTGATAACTTATCCACGATCTTTTAATACTGTTATGATGTCACTGATTTCGCCTTTGAGCCGGCCGATATCTCGTCTTAGTTTAGAAATTTCATGATATTGCATGCCAATAGTTTCTTCTAATGCTTTAATTTGTGATTCCACTGATCGAAATTTTTTTAACTCGTCTGATGCCTTAGGAGGTGTTGCTGGCAAGTCCTTACTGTCACTATCTATATTATATTGTTCCATCACCAGGCCTTATTGTAATCAATTACTTCACAGTTTCGACTAATGTCTTTAACAAAATATACACAATCGGGTTTTTCTGTATTACCTAAGGGTACGCATAACATCTGTCCATTTTTTAATTTAGGCGCATACCAAGCAACTTCCTGGTACACATCTACAATCTCAATGTCCAGAAAGCTGGGTCTAAAACTACTAAGTGGATTAAACTGAAATGCCTTAAAGCCTCGATCATTAATACTGGTTAACGGCAACACTTCTAAATCTCCCAAGTCTGGCTCGCCAATTAGGATTTGCCAATCCACTGGCATACGAATTCTATGTTCACCTATGCGTAATACTAGAGCAGGCGCATTAAAACTTTCCAAGAAGATTAACGGAATATAGTGGTAATCAGGGTCTTGCGGATTACTATTATCTAGTATGGCAAATCTCATATCATCTACTTCTTCTGGAAGATGGTCTAGGTCAAATGGTGCATTGTCGAGCGTTAGTATTCTCATAGTATTATAATATAGGATTTTTTATGTAAAGTCAACATATTTAAAAATTAAATCTCCAATCTTGAATCGACGGGTCGTACCACATGTTAATATCTAATTCCGGTTTTCTAGTTCTTTGTAAAATAGTCTTGCTAGAATTGCCAAACCATGTATTGTTAACGTCCATAATAATATTTTGATAGCGAGCTTTCCAAGTTATTACAACATAGATATCGTGTGGCCACGTGGTTACATTTGATGGAATTGTGAGTTTTAAATCGGCAAGATCAACGGGTCGATTTAAATCTACAATTAATGTATCACTAGTGTACAATTTGTTCAATTTTAAATCATCAAATCTAGGCAACATGTGAAACAATCCATTTAATACATTAGCGCGGTATAATGTATTTTCTAATGAATGAGATTCACGAAATGATGAACTAATTGTATCTTCATACACCGGATCAATTGTAATATCAGGTTGAAATTCAAATGCGTCTGATCTATACTGGCACAATGGAAAAATTGGATGATTTTTATAAACTTCTGCTGTAATTTCAAACTGTGATGGTATAAATATTCCTCCATGCTTGCGAGCATGTTCAGCCAATGATATAATATTTTCACCAAAAATTTGTGTATTAATTGTTTCGGTTACATAGATGTCTGCTGGAATATCTGTGTTTAGAAAATCATCGTGTACGAGTTCAATGATCGTGTCTAACCCGGTGCGCTTAAACATCTCTCGAGAATATTCAGCCCTTCCAGTATCTTGTTCAACTGCATACACTTTTGATGCACCAGCACGAGCCGCCAATATGCTAAGAATTCCTGTGCCTGTTCCAATATCGCAAACAACTTTACCGGGGGCAGCTAGAGCAATTGCTTGATCGTAAAACGTATTGCGACCAGTATCGTTAAGCATAGGCATAAAAATACCATCTGGGCCAAACCAATCTTCAAAATTTTTATTTTCCATTATTTAATCTTCATCCATTCTAATTTTTCTTGTGTAAACGGATAGTTGGCTTCTTTATAAAACTGTTTGCGTTTAGTTAAGTGTCGTTTTGCAAATTTACAAGTACTTGTTACGTCCCAGATTTGCACATGATCTTTATCTTCAGCTTTTCGTATTCCTCGTCCGATGCTTTGGATAACCCTAACAAATGACTTGCCAGGCTCAAGAAGAACAAGATTAAAAATACGGGGAATATTAATACCCACAGCAGCAATACCATAGGTAGCAACAATAATTTTATCATCCATAGTAGCAACTTCATCATACTCATCCTGTCTTTTTTTACCCTTGGTTGAGCCACTTACAAACACAGCATTATCACCTAAGCGTTCTATAATACCTTGTCCTGCAGCAATACGATCTACAAGCACCAAGGTATTGCCTGTAAGATTAACTTGTTTAATAAGTTCTGCTATTGTATCTAGCCGACCCTTTTCTTCTAACAAGTATTTTAATTCACTTTGGTAATCTTTATATTCCACATGATCTACTAACTGTACAACATTCACATGACATTGTGCTAGTACCCCGCGGTCTTGTAGCTCACTCGCACTAAGGTGGCTAATAACTGGACCAAGACTACATAACAATGCCTTTAATTCGTACTGTTCTTTAGGAACTGTTCCTGTTAAGCCCCAGCGAATAGGCACACGAGCCATTACACTTGTAAGTAATGTCTTGAGAGCATCTGCTTTGGCCATGTGTACTTCATCAACAATAACGCAAACCACATCTTCTAAGAAGTCCGTAATTGTAAATTCTACGGTGCCGGCTTTGGTATTTTTTAACAGGACATTTAAACTTTGCCATGTACAAATGGTATGCGTCTTGCCAAAGTCCTTGCGGTCTCCAAAAAACACACCAACGTCAAGACCCATGTTGATATAGTCGGCTTCTGTTTGCGTTACTAGGCTTTTGTTTGGTACAATAATAATACTACGACCATATTGCTCTACGCTATGACTTAGTGACGCTGTCATGATAGTTTTACCTGCGCCTGTTGCTACTTCTTGCAAGCATTGTGGATTCTCAAGGAAGTTGTTTACAATCTCTACTTGATAATCACGCAACATAATAGGCTGACCGGCTAACGGATGTGTCTTTGGCCATACCTTATCACTGAATGTATCTTCTGCTACCTTATTAAATGCAAAAGTAGTTGTATAAGCTCTTTGATCATCTAACTCAATGTCATAGTTATAGCTTTCCAGAATAGGAATAATTTCCGGCAACAAGTTTGTGTAAGTGCTGCCACCAAGTTGGAAGTATGCTACCTTGCCATCCCAACGACCAAGCCGAACTGCTGGCTGGTATCTTGCGCCCGGTATTTCATATTTAAAAGCGTTTACTAGTTTTTTCCGTGCATCAAGTTCTAAACCTTCAATCTTGATATTGACTTCATCACGGATTATAATTGTTGCAGTTTTCATTAAATTTTAATTATTCGTAAGTAATTATTATTTAAAATAATGTTTTTGTTCATTACTTCTCTTGCATACGTTAGAGTTTTGTCAACATCTTTTAAATTTCCCAGCGGCAATTTATTGGTTACTGGAGTAATTGAATGCGTTACACAATAGGTAATAAATTCAGGCGGGTGTTCGTATTGGTACGGTTTTACTAAATTAATACTAATATTTTCACCTATATGCATCCATTGACTAAGTTCATGATCATTTGGAGTGGGATCAAAATTAACAAATTTGCTAAATGAACTTCTTCCAAAGTCAACATATTCTAATTCAATATTAAAAACACCCGTTGGAAACAATCTATTAATAAACGGATTTATCTCTCTGCGTAGTTCTCTTGATCGAAGCCTATAGCAAAATGATTCTTCTAGCTTATGTATCTGCCTATTTAATGCGTGAAAACTATCAAATAATTTAACGTCAATTTTATAAAGTAAAGTCTCCAATTTAGGATGTTTACGTATAAGACTGATCCAGTCTTTATGCAATTGATTTATTTGAAATTGATCAAAAAAATTATTCGGCAGTACTAACGGTGACAGCTTGAGTTTTGATAATGTTTTATTAACTACAATAACGTTTTTTCTAATCAAATCTATAATACCATTAACGTTGGTTGGTTTCTTATCTTCTGAAAAGACTTCGCTAGTAAACTTACTATCCCAAATCATGCATTGCTCAACATACCAGCTAGTTAATTCTTCATCAATTGAAT